GGGAACAAAGGCTATTGCCGATGGCTCTTCAAATGGCTATGAGGTAATTACTTATTCTGGTAAGTCTACTAATGATCTGACAGGTTGTTCTAGGGCTGCAACAGACCCCGCAACTGGTGCTGCGTCCGTTGCCGCTGAACATACTACCGCTTATCCTGTTGTTCCCATAAGCACCACTGCAACAGGGGACAATGATTACAACGCAACGGCAGCAGAGAACTGGTCATCAACAAGACTGGGCGGGTTGCTCGTTGCTACCAACGGTTACGATGAGCCGCAGATGTGGCCCCTGAGTAGCACAGGAGTTCCTTCGACGACAGTGCCTTTGAGAGCATTGCAGAATTGGCAATCTACCACTTATTACTGCAAGTCTATATCAGCCTTTAGAACCTTCTTGGTTGGATTGAACTGGACTAAAGATTCTGTAGAACACCCAAGGCTAGTGAAGTGGTCTACGGAGGCTGCTTCATTCAACGCGCCCAACACATGGGATGAGTCAGATGCCACCCTAGATGCGGGAGAGTACCAGTTGATAGAAACGACTGGGCCGATTTTGGATGGGCTTCCCCTGGGAGACTCTTTTATAATCTACAAGGAAGACTCGACGTACATAATGAACTACGTTGGAACTCCTTATATCTTTTCGTTTAAGACCTTGAGTCCTACTGTAGGAATCCTAACAAAGAATGCTGTAAAGGAGTATGAGGGCGGGCATTTCTTTATAGGCAACTCTGACTGTTATATAAATAACGGACAGCAGATTACACCTCTTCTACCAAATAGGTTAAGAAGGGAGATGTTCTCTACCATAAATGGTGATGAATACTCCAAAGCCTTTGTAGCTGCTGATTATACTAGGAATGAGATGCTTGCTTGCTATCCTTCTGGGTCAGCTACCTTTTGTGATAAGGCTCTTATATGGAACTGGAAAGAGAACACTCTGTCTATTAGAGATTTGCCTGATCTAGCCCACATAAACAGCGGGATTGCTGAGATAGTGGCGGGTGCTACATGGGCAAGTTCCACGTCCACATGGGATGCAGGGAGCGGAGCGTGGGGGACAAAGAACTATGCGGGGGTGTTGAAGAACCTTGTATTTGCTGACCCTGTTAGTACAAAACTATACAGGGATGATTCAGGAAATCAGGATGACACTACCGACATGACCGCATATATTGAAAGGACTGGTTATGATCTTGGTGACCCATCCTCGGTTAAGTTTGTTCGAGCGGTTTGGCCCAAGATAGAGGTATCGGGAAGTAATACGATAAACGTATATGTCGGTTCCCAGATGAGTACGGAAGAGGGTGTAACATGGGAAGGCCCGACAACTTTCAACCCCAATACCCAGTCTAAAGTATCGTGTAGGGTTACAGGGAAGTTCTTTGGTGTGAAGTTTGAATCCACTGGAGACTTTGATTGGAAGCTGCATGGGGTGGAGTTTGAAGTACAGCCCAGAGGAAGGCGCGGAAGCGTAATGCAGTAATGGCTAATGCCCCATCTAAAAACTTCAAGAGTGTAAACAGGTGGTCGCCCAACCCTGCCCCTCTCGACCCACAGCAACTCCCTGATTACCTCTTCAGGGAACTTAACAGACTGGGGGATATATTATTCAACATTGATACATTCAGACTCGAACCAACTAATGTTGACCCAGAAGATGCGGGTGGAGAAAATAAGGGCAAACCAAGAAATGGTGATATAAGATATGCAGATGGGACGAACTGGAATCCTGGGGGTACTGGCGAAGGCATTTATGCCTATACTAATGGCTCTTGGGCTAAACTCTAGCGCAGATATACATGGCGTAAGATCATCATTTCTTCTTGGAGATATTTGGAAGGATAAGACAAGCACCTCGTTGTTGTACCTCTCTGACTCTTGGTCAGCAGAAGAAAGGAAGCACCACAGAGACAGGCTATTAAACAATGGTGATACCCATATAGACCTGTACGCAAAGGCTACCAGAGGGCATCTGGCAGGGGGTGTAGTAAACCCTAACAGCGACTTCCTGTTCAGACTGAGAGAGTTGAGGGCAGAGGGATTAGAGCCTGTATTGTGGTTAATACCAGAGTCAAAGAACGGCGACCACAAAGCCTCAATGGCTGAACACTTTGCCTTTATAGACAAGACAGTCTCAAGCTACGATAAGGAAGCATCAGCATACGTTGTCTGCCTCGAATGTGATGAGATGTTCTCTCCTGCTGAAGTGAATCAGATGGTGAGGCACATCAAGAGCAAGACAGACAGGCCAATAGCAGTTCACTTGGCCCCTGGTGTTGGCGGGTTTAAGGGAGACATTGCATACTACGCAGAGGCTGATTACATCTACTTGCAGTTTGGTGATCACCTATCTGGGGACTATGTAGCCGATACAGAGATGGCAGTAGCCATGCTCAAGGAAGCACTGAAGCTAGGAAAGCCTGTGGTCGCTAACGAGTATTCGCTTTACTCAGAGAGCGCACAAGCAAAAGCCCTCGGAGACAGGCTCTGTGCAGAGGGTGCAGTAGGAACGGGGAATGGCAGGAACATTGTGTTCTGTGGACAAGTTTCTCAAAAGGAAAAGACTAATTATGGGGCTATAGGTTTAGGCGCTGTAGCGGTTGCTAGTATATTTATGGTTAGCAAGGGATTTCCTGTTACTATGAATTACAATGGCGATCTTTCTATTGACTATAACCCGCATAAAGGATTTGGATTTAAGGCGGAAGAAGAAAGAGTTTTTATAACGCATAGGTGGGAGTTTTAGGAGAAGATTATGGGATTAAGTACAGGAAATTTAGCAGGTATTACGCATGATGATATGGTTGCTCTAGAAGCAGGAGTTCCTACTGATACAGATTTTGATGTTATGGGTTCTTATGATGTAACTCCGGATAATCTTGGAATTGCTGATTCTGATATAGCTGCTGCTCTTGCTGTAGTAGGGGCAGGTTTAGGAGATAACTCTGCCGCCAGAACAGAAAAAACAGCAGAAAAAGAAGTTGCTAAAGCAGCAAAGAAAGAGCAGAGTTTAATATCTCGTTTAATTCCTGAAAAGGATAAAACATCACCATTTTTCCCCGGTGGTATTTTTGCAAATACTATAGTTGATGCGTTAAAGGCTATTGGTTTTACGAATGCCCATATCGAAAGAGATAACTATCCTGGACCTGAAGGATTTAGAAAGGTATGGAATGAAGGAGAAAGTGGCGCTCCATCTGATACATGGTATGGATGGGATGTAAATGACCCCAGAATAACTGGATGGTGGAACGGCATTCCTTATGGAACTGGTGCACCCGAAGAGTGGTATACTGACCCCTCTTGGTCGCCAGGAGAAGGCGTGCCAGGCGGTTCATCGGATCAGATTTTTAATCCTCGCAGCGATCCTAGTAAGTTTACGCAATCAACGCCGGAACCTCCTCCTTCAACTACTGATATTACAGATATAGGATCATTTGATCCATTTGTTAATAATCGTAGAGCAAAGTGGTATCATCCTATATTAAATGCAGATTATACCCCTGGACCAAGACCGTCTTATGTTCGTCCTAATATATGGTCTTACACACCTCCACCATTAAGGGATTGGACTCCTGATCTAGCCGGATAAGAGGAATATAATATGCCAACAGAAACAGTAGTTGCATCACAAGCCCCATGGGAACCGCAGCAACCGTATATTAGAAAAGGATGGGATGCGGCGAGTTCTTTGTTTGGCGCAGGATTGCCCGGTTATTATCCGGGAGCGACTGTTGCAGGATTTGATCCTGTACAAAGTCAAGCACAAGAACAAACCCTTTCCTATCTTCAAGGCCCGCAACTTGCAGCAATGCAAGGGGATGCAGGTTCAGCGCTTCAAAGATCGTTAGGAGGCTATACTGGATTTTCTCCTGGACAGACCTCTGATTTACTAGCAGGTAATGTTAGAACTGGAGCGGGAACGCCCTACGCAGGAATGGAAAGTGCCTTAACTCAAGGTGTAATGCGTAACCTACAACAGAATGTACTTCCAGGATTAAGAAGTCAGCAAGTAGGATATCAACCTGGAGGGAGTTCAAGAGGCGATCTTGTAAATAACATGGCTATATCTGATGCGGTTACGCAGGGAATGACTTTGCCAATGGCTCAGATGTATAGTAATGCTTATACCCAAGCGCAGAATATGAGGTTACCCACCGCTCAGATGGGTGTTCAACAGCAGCAGTTTGGACAAAGAATGTACCCAACGATTGCAAATCAGCCGTTAAGTATGTTTGGAGCAATGAATGCTATTGGCAACCAAAGAAGGAATCTTACGCAGGCAGGTATAGATGCTGATCGTTCAAGATATGCGTATGAGTCAATGCTTCCGTGGCAGAACCTTGCTCAATACCAAGGCGCTACAGGTGGTAATTGGGGTGGCCAATCCGCAGCAACCTACCCAACACAAGGAAAGTGGCCGAGTATCATAGGTGGTATAGCAGGCACTGCTTTGGGAAGTTGGGGCGGCGGCGGTTTTGGAAGTCTATTTAGTTAGGAGAATATTATGCCAGCATTTGCACCACTTGTTCCATGGATACTTGGCGTTGGTCGAGCAGCATGGCCTTATATACGCGCAGGAGCGGGATTTACTAAAGGCGGCAAAGGGTTAAGCCCTCGAGGTATAGGCCAAAATATTGGCGCAGGAGGCGCAGGGGCTTATGGAGTTTCTTCATATCTAGGAGGAAAAGGCCTTGAATATGAAGAATCTAAAAGAGATTCCGCTATAGCAGACTTCTTTGAAAGACAGGCAGGCGAACAAAGATTTGATAAATCTATAGGGGAGTCTGTAAAGAAAGAAGATGATTCTGTAGAGAAAGCTTTGGAGAAAGGCTTTCTTGATGAAGATGAAGACCCATTCAACACTAACCAGTTATTTCTTGCTAGTATACTGAAAGGATTAAAAAAGGATTTTAAGGCCGTGCCTGCTAGAGGGCAAGGTACTTATATACCACGACCTGATCTACCGAGTATGGCAAAAGATTGGGAATCAAATAAAACTTACTGGAATATAGGGTAACATTATGGCAAATTGGATTGATCCCTGGGAAAGTATATATACAAACCCAGACCAGATGGGCGGGGCAGGGGGCTATGATCCTCGGCATGATACACCAATGGGGTGGCGAGTTGGGCAACCAGACTATGCTTATACGACTCCTTTGCCAGACGGTCCCCCTGTTAGAGGTACACCTTTACCTCAATATCAAGGATTACCTAATGAGGATAGGATGTTGCCCATTAGAGCATGGGGTGGAGGGAATCCTAATGTACCGGGCGCGATGGCACTTGACCCGACGTGGGCAGGTGGCTTGAGAGGTGCTGGTCTGGGAGCAGAGGTTACTCCAGGTGCTGCTCGCCATCCAGATGATATGGGGCGGACGGTTTATCATAGACCTATTCAAGACCGACCACCAATACCTCGTCATCCACCTGGATGGCACCCAGGGAGAGGCTTACCGTTGACTAACAACCGGTTCGGTTCGTTTCCTGGGGAAGGTATTATACGTGGCCCAGCGCAGCCCGGTAGTTACGTTCCCGATGTAATAACTCCTTATAATCCTCAGAGGGTTGGACCTGGAGTTCCTCTTCCTGTACATTATGGGCAAGTTCAAGGCCCAGTGCAGGTACAAGGCGCTACAGGCCCAAATAGTACGGATGCTAAAGCGTATGCTGCCAGACAGGCTAGGATAGCAAGAAGAGAGGCTCAAGGAGATTTTAGATCAGGAGGTTCATCGGATATTTGGTCAGCTTTAAATGATTACTTTAAAAATGTACCAATCTCTGAAGAAGAAGCCTCGCAGATGAGGCGGAGCGATTAAATGGGACCGTTAGCATTATGGCTCTTGAAAGGAGGGAAGCAATTAGCTTCTCCTGCTAGCTGGGCATATAAAAAATTATTACGTCGTCCGACACCTGAAAGACCTCAGTATGGTACAGGTAG